CCCCTCGTTCTTTCCTTTCGTTTGACACGGCCCTCCCCGCCCTTGACTATCGTTGCTCATGGAATGATGAGCGCGTAGCAAGAGAGGTGAAAACCTATGGAAAAAAATAATAAAATAAATTGGAAAAACTTTGACATTTCGTCCCCCTTTTCTAATTAATGGTTCTATACTATTATACTGTATTAGGGGATATATTTCCCACTAATTCTTTTTAGTCGTCTGTAGAGTAAGTTCCTTTTTGTCCTTTAGGATGCACTACTTCTTTTACATGGTTTTCTTCTTCAATCATGTCTTCGTCTTTTACATCTTCATCCTCATCAAGTACTTCTCTTTCTTGAAAGGTAGTTTGAGTAACTGCACCACCCACTTCTTTATCTATAGTTAGATATTTATCTATAAATTTATCTAGCTCGTCTTTGTTTATTTCAGGATTGTCATCAAGGTTATCCATTCTACCCCCTCTTTTATAAGGGTTAGAACTATCAGCTGATGGAGATAAACCTTTTTGAGTAACTAATTCAGGTGTATCTGCAGACATAGTTTCATCTTCGGTTGAATGATCTCGTCCTTCTTTTCTAGAATTATCATCTAGATTTCTAATTTTTTGTTCCATATCTTTTTGCTCAATCACTGCCGATTCATCTTCTTCATGATTAATCTCTCCTTTAAATTCAGAGGCTTTAGGAGGTTCTTCATTACTATTAGGTTTCTTCCAGTCTAATTGTTTTCTACCTAAGTTGCCTCCATAACCTCTTGTAGGATATTCTGCTTTCCTTACCCAATTAATTAATTCAATTAGTTCTTCTGAAGCATTGTAAGATTTTTCCATGGATTTTGGTACAGGACTATATTCTCTAAGGAAGGCATCTAATCTCTCAATCCCACTCTTTTTCTTTTTAGGCTTCTTTATATGAGGCTCTTTTCTTTTATAACCCCCTCCACCATGAGTTGGATTGAAAATTCCAGAATCTGTAGATGTAAATACAGTTCCACCACCATCTCCAAAACTACCTGACGTAGCGGCTCCACCTTCTTTCAATAACTTTAATAATCTATTAAGTGTTTTATTCTTCTTCATCGGTATCTTCCTCCCGTCTTTTATTGGAAGCTGAAGGTGCATAACTTATTTTATTTGTTGCATTGGATGGTAATGGTGGGAAAGTTGCTTTCTCAACATGTCCAACACCACTTGCTCCTAATGATGCTACAAAGTCTGTACCTCCTTCAATGAACCACATTTTGGATCCATCTGGACTAATAGATTTAACTATGGGAGCTTGGAAGCCCTTCTCTGCTAAATCTTCAATCCATGTTTTTGCGAAATATTTAGGTCTAGGTCTCATATGAGCTGGGATTTTATCTAGCCCATAGTTCCTATCTTCTTCTTTTTCTTTCCTGTTTTCAAAATATGTATCTATATCTTTTTCCTTTTTTCTAGTAGGGTCGAATTCTTTACCATCTAAAGATTTTGTCATATTTTCAGGATCTTTTAAAATCATATCTTCTTTAGTTAGTCTTCTCTTACCTGTAGCTTTTTCCATAAAGTCTTGATATTCTTTAGATATTTTCGTGCTATCATCATCAATTGCGGATTCTATTAATACATTCTTACCATCTGATTGTTTATATGTAAAAGTATCTGGCTTTATATAATGATCTAAAGTTATCTGTGGATTGATTTTGTTACCATCTCCACTAACATGACTTAATTGTTTAGCTGAATCAATTGCCATTCTATGTGTAAAATCCTTAAACTCGCCTTTAGTTTTAATTGGAAGTTTATTTGTTTTATCAAGCTCTTTTATAACCTCTGGATTATTAAGAAAGTCAGCTACATTATTTACTGCCATACTTGTTCCAACGAAAGTTCTAAAATTATGATTAGTAACTGGATTATCCGGATGAATTTTCATTGCTTTATTATGCCATTTTTGAGTGCTTCCTTCATTAACAATCACCCCATTATCTTTTTGAAATATAAAATCATCATCTTTTTTGTTTTTCATTATCTTAGTCAATGCTTTTGCTAAATTTGCATCAACTATAGGTTCGGGAGCTTCTTGCATCGTCTTTTTCTTACCCGGAAATTTATGGTAAATCTTATCCCCATCAATCCTAAGATGTTGTTTTTGTAAAGAAGAGGCTCCAAATGAAGCAGGTTTATCTAGAGCTGCTAATAATTCTTTAGCATCGGCAGGATTACCTACTCTAATCCCACTTTTAAACATTAAACCTGTCATTATTGCCTCTAAGGCTGGATTATCTTTTTTATATTCTGCTTCTAAAGCATCATTTAACGGATCTTTTCTCATATATATGGCTGTGACTCCAGCTGCTTTTGTTTTCCATCTCATAGCTGTATGTTCTGGATGATCATATGTTGGACCTTTATCTTTTATTATCTTCCCCTTTTCATTTGTTGCTTTTATTGGATATAATGAAAAAGGATCATCATCGAAATGTATATTATCAGCGTTCATCCATTTCTCAGAACTGCCAAGTTTTTTACCTTTTCTACCTTCTCCATGATAATGTGAACTTTTTGAATCCTCTGGATGAGGAAGTGTAATACTATGTGTATACTTTAATTCACCAGTTTTTTCATCTTTTAAATGCTCTCCGGTTTTTTTATCTAGAACAGGTTTTTTATATTTTTCCCATAATTCTTTCGCATTACTAGTGCCATAAGTATGTTTTAAATCTCTCATTGCAAAATTTGGGGAATTTTTATCCATTTCCACATCATCTTTTTTTGGGTTTATCCAACGTGTAACCTCAATACCATTTTTATCAGTAAGTTTTTTTGGAATTAATCCCGCATCAAGTCTTTTCTGCTTTTCAAAATTAGCATGCCAATCAGCTACTTCTTGTTTTTGCTTCTTTTTACTTGCATCAAATACTAAATTACCATCTGCATCTTCTGTATGACCTGCAAATGCCTCACCTGTAATATCCTCGTCTTTCAATATATTTAGCCAACCTTTTAAAATATCAGTAGACTTCATAGTGAATGTAGAATGATACTGTTTAGCTCTTTCTAAAGCTCCTTCTTTATCAGATTGTTTTAGTTCACCTTCAACAACTAGATTGTCTAAGAAGTCTTTTATCTTGCCAATTCTTTCACCCCCACCTTTTTTATTAGGAACAATATTTAATGCGTCCATAATCTCTTTTCCAGATAATGGGGAAAGTTTTGAAGAACCCTCACCTTCAGCTGATACAGGATCTAATTTATCAATAGTGTCTTGAAATTCAACTATATGAGAAGTGTCGGCATTTACATTACCTTCTTTTCCTACTTCATGAGCAGTTGCTACATAATTAAGTTTGTTTAAGTCATGTCTTAACTTCAGTTGTACTCTTCTATGATCACCTTCAGTTTTTGCAGTCTTTGCAGAAGTATGGTGTTGTACTAACTTTCTAACAGTATCTATCATATCAGAAGGTAGTCGTAAAGAATTAAGGCTTTCTTCTACAATTTGTGCTCCAATAGATTCATAATTATCAAAATTGCTATTATTAGAATTAGCTGTTGCAGGCTTACCTACATTGTGATATAAAATTCCTAGTCTAGTAGCTAAGTCTGGACTTTTTTTATCTTTAGTTATATGATGTTCTAAGGATTTAAGTGTGTGATTCCAAACATCATAGTCATGCCCTTCTATATTTTGAACAAATCCAACCATTCTTTGTAAAGCTGGGTCAATATATTTTAACATGTCATTATCTTTTAAGAATTTTAATCCAGATATTGGATCTTTAGAATATAATATTCTTCCAAATTCCATACCTATACGTTCTTTTGGAAGATTTGATAATAAATCTTTATGTTTTTGGATAGCTTGAGTTACAGAACTATGAGGTTTTAAGTTTAAATCACCAATAAATCTAGCTGCTCTAAGCATTCTTAAAGGATCATCTTCAAATACCTTATCACTATCATCTTTTGGAGATCTTAAAACACCTTCTTTTAAATCTTTTCGTCCCCCAAATGGATCTATAATCTCACCGTCTGGTCTTTGAGCCATAGCATTTATTGTGAAATCTCTTCTTACTAGCTCAGATCCTATATCTGTATCCATACTTACAATATCAATTAATTGATCCTTGCCTAGATTGGCAGTAAGTAAGTTAGGTAAATTTTTTCCACCTTGATAGAATTTCGTTTTAGAATTTTTTAGACTCGCTTCTATATCTTCTTTTGGTTGGAAAGTAATTACATCTATATCTTTTGGGGTTTCTCCTAATAATGAATCTCTAACTGAACCTCCAACTAAATAGACTGGTGTTTTTGAATCAAAATCTTCTAACCAATCATTTACAAAGTCTGGGACTTCAGGCTTGACATATACTGTACTAAGTCTTTCAAATGGAAGCCCTTCTTTTGGATGGACAGTTTCAGAAACTTTTTTAGGAATTAAACCTTCTCTTCCTTGTTTTTCAAACCAAGTCATCTTATCTCCTAATCGTCTTCATGTTCCCAATCTTCTGGAATGGGGTCTCTTTCTTCTTCTTCCCACTCATCTTCATCTTCTGCTTTTTTAGTATCATGATCAGTTCCCAATAACTCTCCTATATTTCTATGAGCAACATATTTACTCTTCTCTAAACTTTTCTCCATACCTTCTTCTTCTTCATCTTCTTCTCCACCACCTTCTTGAATAGCAGCTTGCATCTGAGCCATCTCAGCTTGCTGTTTAGCCTGTTCAATTTGTTGTTGCTGTTGTTCTAATTGCATTGCTTGTTGTTCACCTTGCATTCGTGCTTGTGGAACCATATCTCCACTAACTACAAACTCAAGTTCTTTCATATCTACTTCTTCTTTATCCTTAAGTTCAACACTAAAGCCCATTTGTGCTAATTGACTAGCAATTGCAACTTTCTGTTGAGTCTGAGCAATTATAGTTGCTTCAGCTTTTTCTTCAGGAGTAGGAAGTTCAAGTTTCCAATCCGTAACACCGAATGCTTTTAATAATTGTGGGAATACTTTGTCATGAAATAATCGTTGATCTGATTCAACTACTCTACTCATTACAGTTAATTGTTGCGTAGTAGCTGATAATCCACCAAAAGCTTCAGGCGTACCTTGCCACGTTGGTGATACTCCCCACATAGAAGCAATTCTCTCTCTAATTTCTTGTTTAACTGGCATATAATCCATCTCTTGAAGAGTGTGGAATAATCTTACCATATCAACTCTACCTCTATTGTTCCTAGATGATACTGCTACCATAGGAATAAAGTTTGGATCAAGTCTAGTTTGAGCTGCTATATGAGCTCGTTCTCTTCTTAAGCTTTCAGGATCATCAGTAGTTACCATGATCATAGAAGCTGGCATTTTTCTTTCAAAGAAATACCTATATAAGTTTTTATCCATACCAATTAAGGTAAGAGCTTTTTCAAATACTGTTAATATAGGTGACCAACCATAAGTTTCAGAAGGTGAGAATTTAGATAAATGTATAATTTCTGAATCAGTTAAGTACATATGTTGATTCCTGTGATAATATTTATACATCGCAGGGATTCTGTCATATCCTTTTTTAGATTTACCCGGTTCTTCAGCTACATCTGTTCTATCTAATGGACAGACAAAATGAGCATTTTTTGGTAATCCTGCAGCGTCTAAGTCAAATTCAACTAGAGCAGGATTTAATCTTCGTATTTCTTTTACTTTAGACCCTAGTTTTCCATCTGATAATTCTTCATACTCTTTAGCCATGTATAAAAATCCATCATCAATAGAGTTAACATCATAATGGAATTGTCGTAGAACTTCTTCTAAACTTTGATCAAATACGTTAGCATCAGCAAAAAATTTATTAAATCTAGTTAACTGACTTTTATCTGGATTTTTTACAGATGGGACAAGCTTTAGTCCTCGTCTAAATACTTCACCTGTAATATGTGTTAATGGACCTCTTATTTCTTGTACAGAAAAAGTAATAGTCTGTAAATCCATTACAAGTTGTTGGCGATATGCCATTTGATGTCGAACCCATGTATTAACTACATGATCCAACCCAATAGTAGGAGCTTGTCCACTATCTCCAGTCGATTTCATAATCTGCAGCATGTTTATCTGCTCGTTCAAACTTGAAATAGTCTGAGCTACTTGAGGTACATCTGGAAGAAATTCTGATAATTTAGCCATATTTACTTATCCTCACTGATTTTTTCAACATCTGCCATGCCTGCTAGATTAATAATTGCCTGAATAGCTCTGTCTTTTATTGCATAATTTTCTGAGTATTGAGGTTTTTTTGGTCCCTCTTTATATTTTACTACATTTTCCTCTATTTTCGACAGTTTTTCTTGTAATTCTTGATTTTCTCGCTCTAATGCAAGTAAATCCTCGTCATTTACATCATTATTACCTAATGAAGCATTTTCTAATACTCCAAGCCTAGTTGCCTCTTTAATTAAAGCAATGAAGGCTGCTTCTGTAATAATCTGTACTGCCTCGTTATCATCTGGAATATCATCTTCTACATCAAATTCTTTTAATGCTGCATTCCATGTATCTAAGATTCTCCAAGTATTAGTTGCATCATCTTTTAAAGCAACATACTGAACATCTCTATCTCTTAATAAACTTCCTATAGCCATTCTGACCTCCTTTGTCTATTCTAATTCTTTTAAGCTATGTGGCAAGCACTCCAACCACAACTTTTACAGGTTTTACAACCTGATTCCATTATTACTTGAGGAGAATCACAACAATCTGACTCCATAGCTTTAACTGGTGCTTCCATTGAGTCAAAAAAACTTAATTGATCGTCTAATTCTTCCTCTTTTTTGTCTTTAGTCCCTTTAACCAGAACTTCTTTTTCTCTACTTCCTGCCCTATAAACAGTAATACCTTTACAACCAAGATTCCAAGCAGATAGGTAAGCCGACTCAACATCAGCGAGGGTCGCTTCATTAGGAAAATTAATTGTCTTTGAGATACCTGAATCACAATCTTCCTGAAAAGCTGACTGCATCGCAACGTGATCCTCTGCAGAAATTTCTGGAGCTGTAATGTATATTTCTTTAGCCCATGGTGGTACATCTTCTCTTGATTCTAAAGAACCTCCCTGAGATAAATGTTCCATTAAATCTTCTGAATAGAAGTCATGTGCTTTAGCATCTCTCTCAAAATATTTGTTTACATAATATAAAGTCTGTCCTTCTAGTATATTCGACTTCTTCCAAGCCAAAGCAAATGTTGGCTCAATTCCACTAGAAGTATCAGCTATCATAGATATTGTTCCTGTAGGAGCAACAGTCAACCTACAAGAATTTCTATATTTTTCATCTTCTCCATAGTTACTTTTATCCCATGCAGGAAAAGTACCACGTTCTTTTGCTAATTTTATTGACTGTGCATCAGCTATTTTTCTAATAAAGGACATAATATCTTTACCTAATTTACGTCCCTCTATACTATTATACTTAATTTTCAGCTGAATTAGCAAATCTGCGAATCCCATAACACCTAAACCTATCTTTCTAGTAGCTTTAGTCATTTTCTCTATTTCTGGTGTCGCATACTTATTCGCATCAATTACATTATCTAAGAAATGGACTGATGTTTTTACAACCTTTTCTAGATTCTTCCAATCTACATCATGATGATCTTCGTGATAGAACTTAGCTAGGTTGATTGAACCTAAATTACATGATTCATTTCCTAATAATGGTTGTTCGCCACAAGGATTAGTTGCGATCATTTCACCATATTCTTCTATTACATTATTATCTTTGTTAACATTGTCTAAGAATATCATTCCCGGCTCACCATTTCTCCAAGCCCCATAAATAATCTTGTTAAATACTTCTCTAGCATTTAATTGTCCAGTTATTTCATTACTTTTTGGATTTATTAAATTGTAGTCAGCATTAGATTCTACTGCTTTCATAAAGTTAGAGTCTACCCCAACAGAAATATTAAAGTTATGTATCTCACCTTCGACTTTTTTACATTCAATAAACTCAAGAATATCAGGATGGTATACAGACATTACTGCCATATTTGCTCCATCTCTCTTTCCACCTTGAGTTATCATAGAAGAAACTCTTGAAAGTGTCTTCAACACTTGAATAGGTCCACAAGCAATTCCATGAGTAGTTTTTATCCGATCTCCTCTTGGTCTTAGCTTACTAAGAGCAAATCCTGTACCTCCTCCAAACTTTTGTACCATTGCTATGTCATGAGCAGCTTTCATTATATCTTCCATGCTG